TTTGCTACTATTTTTTATTTTGCTACTATTTTTTATTTTGCTACTATTTTTTAATTTGCTACTATTTTTTCTACTTATGTTTCTTTTTAAAAAATTATTTTTTTTAATTGTTTTATGTTTATGTTTATGTTTTCTTGCTATAGTTTTTTTGTGTATCATTGTATTATATCTAAAACCTCCGCTCATTGTCTTTTCCTTGGTCGTTGGAGAAGAAGTTGCTGATTTCTCGGATGGTGTATCTGTTTTTAATAAACTACTAATAGCGGTATTCATTCTTTCGAGAACGGATGGTTTTTCTTCTTCTGTTGCCTCCCCACTCGACTCTGTTTCTGGTGTTTTTGTACTATTGTCCTTTGTGTTAGAGGTTGCTTCACCTTTTTTCGGTTCTGCTTCCGCCGATGGAGATGCATCCGCCTCTTGTGCTGCTGCTGCTGCTGATTCTGCCTCTTGTTCGGCATCTGCCTCTTGTTCGGCATCTGCCTCTTGTTCTGCTGCTGCTACTGCTTCTTGTTCTGCTGCTACTGCTTCTTGTTTTTCTTTTTCTTTTTCTTTGCCTTTCTCACCTTCTTCTTCATCCAATTCTTCTTCATCCAATTCTTCATCAGCAATATTACTAATCAATTCACCTTTCAATATACGTTCTAATTGTTCTAAAGTTTTATCTATTTCACTTTTTTTTGGTTTATCACTTAAGCTGGTTTTAATACTGCCCATCTTTTTCATTAATTTATTTGCTAATTCATTACTAGTTAACAAATTTTTTTTATAATCTGCTTTCAATTGCGATATATAGGATATTGTACTATTTGCTAATGTTAATAATTTATTTTGATTTTCTTTTACTTCTAAGGCAAGTGTTTCTACACTTTTTGCTTGACCAGATAATTCGTCTAACTTTTCTTTTAGCTTACTAGAAGGTGTAGACATAATATATATATATATAATACATTAAAATTTAAGTTTGTGGTATCTGTGCTAATTTTCTTTCAATTTTCGACATTTCTGTTAATATTTTACTTTGTTCATGTTTGCTTTCATGTAATAATTGCTCGGACAACTTTGTTTTAGCAGTGATGTTGTCTATATACTCCGATAACACGTTTAATGCTGTATGTTGTGCTTGTTTTTCTTTTTTATACTTTTCTATTGTTCTCTCATATTTTTCCACGACAGATTTTAAATGATGATTGTTTTTTAACTGCTTTTTAAGTGTAGTATATTTTTTGAAAATTTCATTATATTTGCGTTCCGTTGTTATTAGTTTATCTTTACATAACAGATCGGCTTTAGCAATCTCCATTATATATTAATTGTATATATAAATAATATATAAAAAATTATGTATCAAACCTATTATAGTAATGTTTTATTATTTGGTTTAAAAACTAAGATTGTTAAACACTTATGATAAAATATATAAAAATCTAATATAATACTATTTAGGATGTCTAAACCTACCACGGAGCCTCTTCTGACTGAAAACGAAAATCGTTACGTTATGTTCCCCATTCAAGACCAAGATGTGTGGACAATGTATAAAAAACAAGTTGATTGCTTCTGGCGAGCTGAAGAAATTGATTTTTCAAAAGATTTGGCTAGTTGGGAAACCTTAAATAATGAGGAAAAATATTTTATTAAAATGATTTTGGCTTTTTTCGCAGCGTCAGACGGCATTGTTCTAGAAAATTTGGGCATTCGGTTTATGTCGGATGTACAATTGTCGGAAGCACGTGCTTTTTATGGTTTTCAAATTGCGATGGAAAATATTCATAGTGAGGTATATAGTTTGTTAATTGATACATATGTCAAAGAAAATGACGAGAAAAAACAATTATTTGAGGCCGTACAAAATTTTCCATGTATCAAGAAAAAAGCGGATTGGGCCATCAAATGGATTAACGATAAGCGCAGTTCTTTCGCAACGAGATTGATCGCGTTTGCGTGTGTAGAAGGCATTTTTTTCTCGGGTGCTTTTTGTTCGATTTATTGGTTAAAGAAACGCGGTAAAATGCCTGGTCTCACTTTTTCCAATGAACTTATCTCGCGTGATGAAGCATTGCATACCGAATTCGCAGTGTTGTTGTATAGCAAACTAACTAAAAAATTGCCCAAGCGTAAAGTGGTGGAATTGATTACCGAAGCGGTAGATATTGAACGCGAGTTTATTTGTGAAGCCTTGCCTTGTCGGTTGATTTCCATGAACGCTAAATTAATGTCGCAGTACATTGAATATGTCGCAGATAGATTGCTAGTGCAATTGGGATATGATAAAATATACAATGTCGCATGTCCCTTTGATTTTATGGAACAAATTAGTATTGAAGGAAAAACCAACTTTTTTGAAAAAAGAGTGGGTGAATACGCTTTAGCCAATAAAGCTAAAGACGAAGACACCTTTTCCATGGATGATGTTTTTTAATAAAATTATATATTTTCTGTAGTAAATATATAATGGTACTAACTAGAAGGTTTAAAGGTGGAAAAAATTCTACTAGACAATATAAGCGGAAAAAAAAATTTTCTACTTATCGTAGAAAAGTGAAAAACCCTCATAAAAAGAAAAAAGGTAGTAAACACGTAAAATCTAAAAATAAAAGAAAAACTAGAAAAAATATGCACGGTGGAGGTGAAGCATATTATAAAGTGTATTACAAACCCGACGCCAGGCGCGGTGCGCCCCTGCCCGCCGAAGCCATCGCCGGAGGACATGCATATTCCCGTTTGCTTCCCAGAGGCTTCGGATGGGTTGAACCGCACGAATGGCACGAGCCCGATGAAATATTAAATAAAAAAATAAAAAACGATTTGTCTAATAAATGGATACTGAAACCCGAAACTTTGTTAAGCATAGTTCTGAAACATGCTGCTACTATAGAGGGCGATACACTAGATAAATCTAAATACACGAAAACTGAAAAATGGACTAGAGTATTGGTGGGGGATAACAGGGTGAGACAATATATCCAAAACTATCCTTATATAATTACAAGAGAGAATAATAGGTCGTGGGAGAAACATAAAGTTCCACTCAGTGACAACGATTTGTCCCCCATTTCACCCGCCAGGTCGTACTTGGATGTATACGAAAATAATCAATAGGATTAGTTTTGACACATGTAACCGGTTTAACGAATGTTCGTGTTAAAAAGTTAGTTATTATAAACCATTATTCTACCCCTCCTTTCATATAAGTTTCTTGGCAAATCTCTCTCACCGCGCGTTGTAAACCGCGGGTTTCTTCTAAAACATCGGTCGTCGCACTTTTCACTACTTGAACATACTCTTCACTATTCAATGATTTATCGCCCTCTTGACATGTTAAGTTTTTAACCAGGGGGATATGCTTTTGGGATAAAGAGCGAATGGCGCCCTTCAATTTTTCGTTTCCCACATCTTTGCTCCATTCACCCTCTTCTTTCACATATAATGTTTTTCGTTTAATATCTGTACATTGAATGGGTCGTTTAATTTGCTCGGTATTTTGTAATTCTTTTAAAAAAATATTTTTCGTGCTTTTTAACAACCCTTCATCTTTTACTGATATTAAATCCGTTAAGTGTAAGCTTATATTTTCAATAAATTCCGGTAAATTACCCGCATCTTTACACGTATCATTTAAATACACATTCAAATTTATTTGGTTGGTGGTATTATTGTTGTTATTATTATTGTTATTATTATTCATTATTTTACTACTGGGAGCATCTCCTAATTTTTTAATTAAACTTTCTAATATCTCTCCTTGTTTCATGATCAAAGAAAACATTTGTGTGTTTTGATTGTTTTCAAATTTCTCTTCCACCTTTTTAAAATTCTCCTCCACTTTTTTAAATTCTTCATTCACTATTTTGTTTGAATTTGTAGGTGGGAAACAATCTTCTGTAGTACCTTCACTACTTGCTAAACATTTTTTAGAATGTTTATACAATCCCGAGCGTGAAATATAATTTTTTCCACAATTTTCGCAACCAAAAAAACGTTTTTTGTTTCCAATTACGCATTGTTGTTTCCTTGTGTGTTTTCGTGTTAAAATATGGCGATTAAAATCGGTTTTGTTATTGGTTCCAAAGTCGCAAATTTCACAAAAATATTGAGCGTTTTTTTGCGTTTTTTGCGTGTCCATTTTATATATATATGGAAACAAAAAAAACGTCTAAATTATTTTTTTTGAAAATTTTTCAAAAATTTTTGAAAAAACTATGGTAAGACACTAAAATAATAATTTTCAAAATGAGAGCATTATCGTCTAAAACCAATTTTTGGAAATATTTTTGAAAAATTTTGCCCATTCTATTTTCAACTTTCTCAAAAAGGACAAAAATAAATGTCCTTTTCGAAAAAGTTGAATTGAGAATCTGTTTTTTTTTTCAAAAATTAAAATTTCTGTAGAGAACCCCCTATTCAGGATTTTTATTATATGAATATGTAGAGAAAACTTGCTTTAAAAAAATAAAGCAAACCCCCTTCAGACCTCCAAACCCCTGAAAAAACACTACATTCGTGTAGGATATTCTAAACCTATATAAAAATAAAAACATTATAGATATAGATGTTAACGACTCTTACGACGTATTTATCGTATGAAGCTTTATTTCGTTATATTAAAAAAAAAAGGGTAGACACTGATACTATTAGTAGAATTCTTAGTTCAATCAATGCCATAGCACTTGTGTCATGCACCAGGTTATCGCCCTTGACCGGAGTAAGTTTATGTAGAGGTTATATGATATATGATACTTTTCATGTATTACAAAACATTTCTGTGTATCAAAAGCATTATATTGAATATTTAATACACCATGGCGTTGTTATATTGTTAAGTACCATACCACTTACTACGTCCTTCCTTAATTTATTGAAAGAACTAGCAATGTTAGAAACATCGGTGCCGTTTATGAATATATTATGGATTTGTAAAAAACATAATATTGATAATATGCACACCAAAATATTAAAATATGTGTTTTTCTTCGTTTATACATATTATAGAATTTATCATTTACTACATTTACTACATAAAAGCTATCTCGATAAAAGCTCCTATACAATTCAATCGCTGTTATTATTTCTCAGCCTATTAAATGTTAAATGGTATGGGTCTATTATTAAAATAGCTCTTACACCATTGAAGATATAAAATGGTCATTCATATTGTTTTTTGCCAATTACAAATATAAGTTTCCAATATATCTCCATTATTATTATTTCTAATATTTTCATTTAATTCATAACAATTTATATCAAACGCATTAATGACATCAGTTATGTCAACAAAATTTATTTTAATTTTATCATTTATTTTGTGTGTTTTAGTTATCATATTTAATAATTTTACAGCCCTCTTGGGACCATTACCAATTATATATACTTTATTAATATTTATGTTATAATATCTACATATCGCTGATGTTATATCATACATAGTAAGCATTCCTATACCTTGAACATTATGACAAATATCATAAATTTTACATATTATTTCTTCAAATGTTTTATTCTTATAATCTAATATATTTATTTCTTTGAGTATTAGATGTAATACTTTTTTCCAGCGACAATGATCAATTGCTTCTTGATATATGTTGGTTGAGTGATTACAAGTTTTCATTATTTAATTGTATTACTATATTAAATTAAATAATAATTCAATTTTATATTTATATCCAATTTTAAATCTTCGAGGAATTAAACAAAAAAAATCTTTATAAATACACTCTACACCGGTAGTATTGACAATAAATATAAAATTGAGATAAAAATATTACTTAAATAATAAGTAATATTTGCATGGAAGAACATCTAAAACATACCTATGGTTTCAACGAATTTCGTGATTATCAAAAAGGTATTATAGGTGATTTATTGAATAAAGAAAATGTGTTTGCGGTTTTACCCACTGGTGGCGGTAAGTCGCTTTTGTATCAATTCCCGGCAACGTATACCAAAAAAACGACTATTGTCGTCTCACCATTAATCTCGCTCATGAACGATCAATGTATGTATCTTAACTCTAAAAATATCAAAAGTGTTTGTTTAAACTCCGAAACGAATATTAGTGTCAGTCAATATGCTCAGTATCAAATTATCTATGCTACCCCGGAGTTTATCACCGCCCGTATTCATTTGTTTGACGCTATTAAAGATAAAATCGGTTTGTTTGCAATTGATGAAGCGCATTGTGTATCGCAGTGGAGCCATGATTTTCGTGAAAGCTATTTGGAACTAGGTATAATTCGCACGACATATCCCAGCATACCGATGTTAGCGGTCACCGCGACTGCCACACCACGAGTTATCGAAGATATATATGAGCTCTTAAATATTGAAGAAGTGAATGAGTATACGCTAGGTACGCGGCGCACAAACTTGGCGATCAGTATTCTACCAAAAAAAGATTTTGCCGCCTGTATATTTGTAGAACCTACTATTATTTATGTACAAACGCGTAAAATATGTGAATCAGTCTGCGATGATCTACAATGTAAAGGCGTGAAAGCGTGTTATTATCATGGTGGGATGAGTAAAGAAGAAAAAAATAAAAGTCATGAAAAATTTACACAGGGGACAGCACTGGTGATTGTCGCGACCATCTCATTTGGTATGGGTATTGATAAATCGGATATTCGGCATGTTATTAATTATGGTGTAACCAATGATATTGAAACATATTATCAAGAGATTGGTCGTGCTGGACGCGATGGGTTGCCGTGCAAAGCGACCATGTATTATAAACCGCAGGATTTTGCCACCGTGCAATTTCTAATACGGCAATCAAAAGATGAAAAGCAAATACGGCTAAAAATGGAGGCAATGAATAAATTGCGCGTCTTTCTGAATGAAAATACGATGTGTCGCCAACAAATGATTGATTATTATTTTGAGAAGGGGCGTCTGCCTAAAAACGACGAAGCTAAGCATATTCCTCTCTGTAATATATGCGACAATTGTAAATGTGAGAACAAAGATGGTTTAACGGATATTAGCGACATTGCTACCTTAATGGTGCGTTTGATCGATAAAAACTATAAAAAAAATGGGTTTTCCTATGGTGTTGAAAAGACGGCGGATTATTTGAAAAAAAGTTGTCATCCTGCTTTATTTACCAAAACCAAAGTATGGCTCAAAGAAGTGCTCCAGATTTTGGTGGGGAAAAACATCTTGAAAAGCGTGTCCGGCAAAAAGTATGGTGCCACCATTATGATTAATAATAGTAATATACAAGCATGCTTCCCGATAATGGCGCGACTTCATAGCGGGAATAGCAGTCATACACCAAAGAAAACATCCAACCTGCTACAGCATCTACATAGTATACGTAGTGAAATGGCGGAGAAGCATCTTTGTATTCCGTCGGTATTTATAAATGATCGTGTACTAATGAATATTTATATGAGAAATCCGAAAAATCTCACCGAGCTCTGGAAGGTGGATGGTATCTCCGATGAATTTATTATGATGTATGGTGCCGAGTTTATTGCTAAGCTTAAACGACCAACGCGTGTTGCCGCCACGACAGCAGCGGCATTAGCAGTACCAACAGCAGCGGCAGCAGCAGTACCAACAGCATCAGCAAAAGTACCAAAAGCACAAACAGCACCCACCGCAAAAAAAGAATCCACTAAAGAGATGACAAAACGATTATATCATGACGGAAAAACCATGCGTGAAATAGTAGAAATTACCCAAAAAAATAGGCAAACTATTGAACAACATATGCTGAATATCTTTGAGCAGGAGGATGATGTTGATATTGATCCCGATTATTTTGGGCTAACGGAAGAATATGAAGCAGAAATTAAATTGGCGACGAAGAAAGTAGGGACTACCTATTTGAAGCCTATCAAAGAAAACGTCAATCCAAATATCACCTATGCCCAAATTAAGCTTTGTTTGTTAATTATGAGAATGACGTAAAACCTCTCAAAAATATTTCAAAAATATTTCAAAAATAAATGATAGATATTTTTAACCAGATTATCGCCAACTATAAAGTATGTTAGTATTTCCATTAATATTATTAATGGCAGCCAAGATACCGGTGGTAAATACCATGCAACCATTAAACCAAAAATGGTGAATAACACATCACTTACTATATTAGCAATGCTATCCCCGATATAATCACGATAGGTGGCTACTTTAGCACGGCGATATCGGTAAATAATAAAGGGCGTGTTTTCAAATAATTCCCATAATATCTCTAATATAAGTGCTACATATATGATCCAGATTTTCTTTTGATTATTATTATATTTTACTAACAGCCAAAAAAAGACCAGGCCATGTGTAATATGCGTTACCGAAAATTTATCAAAAATTCCCATACTTTGTTGTGTGCGTTGTTGATTATAAATATGCGTTAAACGACTTAATTTATTTTTTTTAGGGCACAGCCAAATGGGTCGTTCATCTATTTCTTTACGTCCGGTATTACTCATGATTAACGTATCTTCACAACCATAGACTAGATATAAATATATTAAAATACTTACAAAAAATAGAATTTGAAAGAAGAAATGTTTTTCAACAGACATATATAATTATTATATAAAGTTTTTCAAATAGTAGCAAATATAATATAGTATAAATATATAGTATTTGTGATGCCCTTTACCCGGAAAGTAAAAAAAAAATTAAATACCATTACAAAAAAAATAAATAAACATGCGAGTTATATTATGAAACATGTAAATATTAACAAAGTAATCGCAAAGTTAAAAGAAGACGATAAAATTGCATGGCGTAAAATATGGAGAAATAATGGGAGATATACTAATGAGCGCGGACAAGAAGAGGTGGAACCAAATGTGGGGGTGAAATATCAGAATATGGGTGTTTATGTCAAAAAGAAAAAAAAAGAATTGAGTCATCAAAGTTACCGAATACGAGCTATGCGAAAAATAGAAGAAGACGCTAGAAATATTAGATGGCGAGCAATAGCAGCACGTGCGAATGTGATTACCGCAAATAGACTACGCCGCCAAGCAAGAAATTATCAGCCTGGTGTAGAATTACGTTTAAGAAGTCGTGGATTAGGACGCGAACAAATAGAAGAAATTGCTGATCTAAATGATAGAGAAATACACTATCAGCGCCGTGCAGAACAAGCACCCGTAATTTTACAAGATATACTGGAGGAAGGCGAAAATATTTCTTCGCATAGCAGTAGTGATAGTGATAGTGATAGTGATAGTGATAGTGATAGTGTTTATAACCCTTTTGTGGGTTTCGATGAAGATGGTGATGGTGTAATTAAAAAAATGCAAGGTAAACGGCATAGCAAAGACAAACGACAGAGCACACGCAAAAATAAAACCAAACGTAAATTACAAAGGTAAATCACGCAGGTAAAAGATGTTTTAAAAATATATATAAAAAAACCGCAACACACTATATAGCTATAAATGACTATAACTGATGAATATTTTAAGTATACGAGTACATGGAAAGAAAAATATGGAGAGAAAACAATAGTGTTAATGCAAGTAGGACAATTTTACGAAGTATATGCTTTGAAAAATAGTGCAGGAAAACTTATCGGGAGTGATATTGAAGAATTTGCGAGGATGAATGATTTGTTGATTGGCACCAAAAATTATAATGTTCGAGGTCCCATTGATAAAATTACGGAGAGTACCGAGGAATTCAAGGTAGTGATTACGGGTATTAATATTACGCAATTAGATAAATATTTAGATAATATGGACGACCATAATTATACTTACGTCATATACAATCAAGACTTTCCCGGTAAGAATTCCACCCGAAGTTTATCAGAAATTATTTCACCTGGTACTTTCTTTTCCTCCAATAACACGAAACAAAGTAATCATATTATGTGTGTTTGGTTAGAACGTTCACGGGCAAATAAAATTTTACCGAGCCAAATAACCATTGGCGTGGCGTGCATCGATGTTTTTACGGGCAAAACCACCATGTCACAATTTACGAAAGAGTATAATCATAATCCGTGTACATATGATGAACTAGAGCGATTAGTAGCTATTAACAAACCAAGCGAATGTATTTTAATTACAAATATAGATAGTGCGTATTTAGACGAAATAGCTAATTATTCTGGGATGTCTAGCATAAAAATACATAAGGTTATTTTAAATTCACACACCGAAATGGCTGACTTTGCGGAATGTGCACAAAAACAAACATATCAGCAGTCTGTCTGTGAAAGATTTTTTCCGACCCTATCCGCCGATTATTTGATTAGTATTTTTCCCACACATCTTATTGCTATTCAATCGTTTATATTTTTACTTGATTTCATTTACCAACAAAACCCGAATTTGGTACATAAAATTGTCTTTCCCGAGATTGAAAATATTGACAGCAGATTAACTTTGGCGAATCATTCATTGCAGCAATTAAATATTATTGATGAAGGTCGACATCAAGGACAACTAAAGTCGATCGGTGATTTACTGAACCATTGCCTTACGGCGATGGGGAAACGTGAATTTTATTATAATTTGCATAATCCTAGTACTAATATTGACAATCTAAACAAATCATATGATATCACAGCACATCTACTGACAACAAATACGTGGAAAACATATCGAAATATGTTGACTGGTATTCACGACCTAGAAAAGCTAAGCCGAAAATTAATATTGAAAAAAATAACACCAAAGGATTTGGCCGTGTTGTATCACGAATTAACCACAATTATCTCTCTAGCACAAACAATCACACAGGATAAAAAGGTGAAAAAATATACGGATGCACAACGACAGGTACGAGAGTGTAGAATATCTACCGCTTCTCCAGAAGCTAGAGAGATAAATGTAGTAAGTGAAGTATTGAAACGGGAAATAGCTACACATTTTTACGTCGAGAAATGTTTAGAAGTAAATAATATATCGCAAGAGCATTTATCAACATTGTCTATTGATAAATTATCATTCATTAAACCGGGTATGTGTGCGGAAGTAGATACTCTATTAGAAAATTGTGTTGATGCACGAAATAAATTAGAAAGTATCGCGGCGTGGCTTTCTAGTAAAATAATGAAGCTTGAGAAAAAGGTGAAAACCAATAATCTTATAAAAATTCATGAAACGTCGAGGTCAGATCCATTGTTGATGGGAACAAAAAGACGAGTCACTATGTTAAAAGTGGAATTAGATCAAACAAAGACAAAAAAAGTAATGTTAAAATATAATGATTTTTCTGAAAAAACTCAGACGTTTGAATTTAACTACGAGGATTTAGATTATGTTAAAATAGGGAGTAATAAGAATGATCTAGCAGTCTCAAATAAAACAATTAGTACTTTAACCAGTAAAATTCAAATGTCGGAATCAAAATTGGTCTCTGAAACCATGATCTTTTATAAAAAATATATAGAGGATTTTAGCAAATTCCAACCCATCTTTTGTGTTATCGCCAGTTTTGTGTCGGATATTGACGTTTTACAATGTAAGGCATATATTGCTAATAAATATAATTATGTCCGGCCGACCATCGTAAATGCTGAAAAATCATTTTTTGCGGTGAAAGATATTCGGCATCCTTTAATTGAGCATTTGCAAACAAAAGAATTGTATGTGACGAATGATGTTACCTTAGGAAATGACAAGGATGGTATATTATTGTATGGTACCAATGCCGTGGGGAAAACAAGTTTAATTAAGGCCATTGGGATAAACGTGGTTATGGCTCAGGCGGGCTTATTTGTGGCATGTAGTGAGATGACATTCCAGCCATATCAAGCCATATTTACGCGTATATTAGGTAATGATAATATTTTTAAAGGATTATCTACCTTCGAGGTAGAAATGTCAGAACTCTGTACAATCTTAAAATTATCAGATAAAAATAGCTTGATCTTAGGTGATGAGTTATGTTCCGGTACGGAAAGTGATTCAGCCTTAAGTATATTTACCGCTAGTTTAGAAACATTACATGCGCGTAAAAGTACATTTTTATTTGCGACACATTTTCATGAAATTCAAAAATACAAAGAGTTGCAAGCATTAACAAATATAGTAAGCAAGCATATGGTGGTAGCTTATAATAAAGAAAAAGATATTTTGATATATGATCGAAAATTGCGAGATGGACCAGGAGATAGTATGTATGGTTTGGAAGTATGTAAATCGTTGCATCTTCCAGGAACATTTCTAGAGAGAGCTCATAAAATACGTATGAAATATAATAAAACAAAAAGAGGAGTTTTAGGGGAGAAAAGAAGTAAGTATAATAAAAAGAAATTAATTATACTTTGCGAGATGTGTAAAGAAAAAAAAGCGTCTGATACGCATCATTTACGGCATCAAAAAGATGCCAGTAAGAAAAATTCCTATATTGATAGTTTTCATAAAAATCATGCCGCTAATTTAATGGCATTGTGTGAAGATTGTCATCATAAAATACACGAAGATGACCAGCAACATAAACGTGTTAAAACCACCTCGGGATATGAATTAGTACCCTGTTAAAATACAAAATACAAAATATATATTTATATATAAATGGACACTAACCATAAATACCGGGCTTTTAATCAAACAAAATCTTTTATATATACCTATAAAAAACCAATAATATTTTTAATATGTATGTATTTTTTATTATTTATATTATTTAGCATGTATGGTGTTGATTTTACAACCGACAAAAAACAACATATAGACAAGGTGGTAATTATTGAAAAGAGCTAGTACTCAAAAATATTTGTAGTGGCCATTATTTATACGTAATTATTATTTAACAAAAAATTGATTTATATATATAATTATATTATACATATAAATATGATTATTCCAGTTAAATGTTTCACCTGTGGAAAAGTTTTGGCGGATAAATACCGGTGGTATGAAAAAGAAGTGCGTAAAAAAAAAGGTATGGAAGATGATAGTATGACTTCCGTAAAATATTTAACCAAAGATATGGTTGATAAAACACCTGAAGGTGAAGTAATGGATATTCTGGGTTTAACCAAGATGTGTTGTCGTAGGCATATGCTAACTCACGTGGATATTGAGTAATATAGAAAATTTATATATTTATATATATATATATATATATATCAATGAAATATAGTAAAAAAAAATATAAAGGTGGACGTCATAGTAAGATGCCAGCAGTTGTCGGACATGGATGGTCATCGAACCCGGCCAATTGGCCAGGAGGTTCGGCTGCAATTACTAATTCATCATGTCATGGAATAGCAAGACCCAATCATTATGCTTATAAAGGTTCGGCACCAGGATATCCACTAGCTACTAATATATTGCACGGCGGCAGAAAACATGATAAAAAACGCACATATAAAAAACGCACTAATAAAAAGCGGCGCACCCGTGCCAAGCAACATCGCACCAATAAAAAAAAACAAACAAAAAAAATTTATCACGGGGGTGGTAGAACAAATTGGATCGTACCAGATTCTTTAGTTAATCTATGGCGTAGTGTAACAACTTTAGGTTCAAGATTTAGTAATAGGTGGTATGGTCATGAGCCAATACCCAGTAATAATCCTAACCCCGCATATCAACCGATAGCAAAACCTCGTGATGTTCTCTTAAACGTAGGTACTAGTTTTAGACCACAAGAAGTAATAAGTATGGCAAAAGATAGCAGTTTAGAGTCTATATATAGCTAATTAATTAAGCATTTATTAATACAAAATATTTTTATAATAATTAATATATAATGGATATTATAAAAAAAATTAATAAGTTATGTAAACCAGCATATGTTTATTTAGTTATTTCAGTATTAAGCATAGTAATCATGATTATAGAGAATATAGGCAATACTTCATCGTTTAAGTTTGGTAATTATGAACAAAATGTATCCCATACTTCATTAGTATTTATTGCACAAATTTTATATGCAGTGTTTTGGACATTTGTGTTAGATTCCATATGTTATTCGGGATATAAAAATATCTCATGGATTATAGTATTATTGCCATTTATTTTATTTTTTTTAATCATTACATTATTCTTTGTAGATAACATTGCAAATGATTTTAAGAATTTAATCCATAATTAATTTTTAATATTATCTTTATATAAGATAGATGAATTTAATTAAAATAATAAAAAAATTATGTACTCCTGCGTATGTGTATTTAGTTATGTCTATGATTTGTATAATAATAATCATGATACAAAATTCGGGCAATGAAACACAATTTTGTGTTGGCAGTTATTCATGTCAGGTTATTAGTACCTCATTTGTATTTATATGTCAATTTTTATATACTGCGTTTTGGACATTTGTGTTAGATGCAATCTGTCGCAGAGGGTATACAAATATATCATGGTATTTATTATTATTTCCGTATATACTATTTTTTATTATTATTGGATTTTTGATTTTAGCAGATACAAAAAAAGAGGGTTTTAAAATCCCTTTTGGTAAGGACGTCAATAATAGTGATGCTGATGCTGATGATGATGGTGATGCTGATGCTGATGGTGATGATGATGGTGATGCTGATGATGATGGTGAT